TGGCGCATGCTTCGCAAACGAAGGTTTCTTTTATCTTGGCCTCATCGCCATAATCAGGCCAAGGGCCAAGGGGTTTCATCTCAGCGCTACATTCTGGACAGGGCATGCTGCCTCCATGTGTTCTTTGGAGAATGGGTCGTACTCGGTCTGATGAAGGATGGGCTGGAGGTGTTCGCCGCCGGCATGGGCGTGAGGGGCCAGAGGGCCGCCGAAGGTCAACGCCAACGCATCGAGATCATCCAACACAAGGCCTGGATTATCCGCGAGGATGTCTTCCTTGGGGGTGAGGAGGATCTTGCCTTGCTTGTCGTGGGTGTAGCGGATGGCAAGCATGGCACTTCGTAGATCGGCGTCGATCGGTAGAAGACCGGTACGCGTCCAAGAACGAAGGGCTCCGTACATGGCTGCACGCTTATTGGCGTATTGTTCGCCGGCGTTATCGAACACGATTCCGGTGATGTCATCCTTGGCTCCAAATTGAACTTCCGAGACATAGAGATGCTTGGCCCGACAGTTGTCTACTACACCACCTCCGACGCCGCCACCGTCAATGAAGATCCCATCGGGGTGCCACTGGGTCCAACAGTCGAAGACGGAGTTGGCGAGTTCAACGGTGCTGATGCCGTTGTAGACCTTCCGAGTAATGGACCTAGCATCCCGTCCTTTACGAGGGAAGATAACGCTGTTGTTGGCCCCATACCGGGCGACGTCAACCCCGAGAGCCAGAGGTGTGGAGGCATCGACGAAGACCTCGCGGTCGGGGGACATCGCGCCATCGATGTCCGAGGCGGAGAAGAACTCCATCAGGCCCTGACGGGGGAATTGGCCTAGGATGCGGATGCGGACGTAGTCGCTGTCATCGCCGTAGATGGAGATGAGTTGGGCGATACGTTTCTTGTTTGTGATGGGGACTTCGCGACTGTCGATGGCGGTAGTGTGCCACATCACGGAGTGGGCTCCACCTTCGAAGCATTCGCGGAACCGACCGATGTTACGGGTGGGGTTGCCGTAGATGAGCCAGATGAGTTGGGTGTCGCTGTCGGAGAAGGCACCTTCGGCGGTTTCGAAGATGATGTCTTCGATCTCGCTGGCTTCATCGAAAATGAGGAGGAGCCGGTTGCCTTTGTTGTGCAACCCGGCGAAGGCTTGGGGGTTGGTTTTGGACCAGGGGATCATATCGATCCGCCAAGTGCGTTCTCGGGAGGGGTCCTTTGAGAGAAGGGAAGTGGCCTTCAACTCGAAGTGTTGGCGGATGATTGGGGAGAGGAGGTTGAACCACTTGCCGAGTTCGGCCCAGGTTTTGGTCTTTAGCTGGATCTCGGTATTGGCGGTGACGACCCCACGACAATCGGGGAAGGTGATGAAGGCCCATAGGACCAGCTGCGCGACGGTTGTGGACTTAGCGATGCCGTGGCCGGAGGCAGTAGCTTCGAGAATTGCGCCGTCCACGGAGATTAACCCAAGCCGGATGCGTTCCATCTGGGCCTTGGCCCAAGGCATCGGCCCGTCGAAGGCCTCGAGTTGGGTGCCGGGCTGGAGCCACGGAAAGGCACCCATTACGAAGGCGTAGGGGTCATCACGTACTGAGACCAGCCACTCAGCCAGTTCTGGATCCATCCCTTGCCCCACAAATGTCACAGACTTCGCCGGGTTGAAGATGACACTCTCCGCATGGGAGCCTCACCTTACGGCTGCGCAGGCAATCCGAAGGGACAGACAGCGCCGAAGGAGCCATGCCGGGAACCTCGTCAGCCATCTGTCCCTCCATCATCCCCGCTGGTCACCAGCCGACTGGCGGGAATTTCGTCCGGAGCCAAGGTCGCTCCTTGGCGGACGAACTGTTGCTTCGCGTCGATGACGTTGCTGCGCCCACTCGCACGGGCGACTTGTTCCATCATCTTCGCGAAGTCTAGGTTCTCGTTTCGGTTGACGATCTTCTTCGAGTAGCCAAAGCGATCGGCCCGATCACCGATACCGATGAAGAGTTCCTTCAGGGGGATCTTCACGTTGGTTTCCTCAGCTTCGTCTAGGTGATCCGCGACCATGTGGACCATTCGGCGCAGGTTCGAGGTCTCGGTTTCATAGACTTCGTCTAGACTTCGCTCCCATGCCTCATCAACCTTGCCTCGGTATTGGGTCACCAGTTCCGTGAAGGCTGGGTCTTGCTTCAGGGTGTGGTACCGGGTGTAGCTGAAGCCGGTGAGGTGCAGGATCTCATCCACGCGCATGCCAGCCGCGACCATCCGCGCAAGGCGGTGATGGGTCTCACGCATGGCCTTTGGGCGGTTCTGTGGCGGGCGCTTGTCTTGCAGGGCGAGCATATCCTCACGCGTCAGCGGTCGGACCCCAATCACTCTGGGGGTCTTGGCCAGCTTACCACGATGAAGCGTAGGTTGGGTCATAGCATCCTTCGTATGTAAACCTTAGGTCTGTCCTCCAAGGGAGGCAGACCCGTGATCGTTATCATCTGCTTCAGGATCGCCCTGATGTCCTCCGGAATCGCCAGTGATGGCTTGCCTTTCACATTATACCTTGGCAAGTACTTTCGGATAAAATAATTCTCCAACGTCTCCAGTTGTCCAAGCATACAAGGCAAGAACCAAATCCCATCAAACCCAATCCCCTTTCCATTAACCGCGGGGCCCTTAGTCGAAGGGGCCCCATAAGCAGGCCCCTTTGTCATCTTCCTTCCGCGGTTCCTTACATGTGAGTATATCCTTACAAGTGGCTTTGTGGACTTCCCCACATAAACCACCTCCCCACGACACAGAAGCGCATACACCCCACAATGCAAAAGCTTCGAAACATTCATAAACCCATGTTCTTCCAAAGGACGGCACTCCTAAGATTCGGGACCATACGACATAATAACATGTCCACTCTATAGAAGTCAAGCATTATTATTTTATACCAATAGGCCCGAAACTGAAATATTATATTTTGAGCGCCGAACCATACTGCGGCCCCACGCAGAGACAAAATTTTGGCCCCCCACCCCGAAGGGTGAGAGGCCTGTGGTGCGGTCGAGGGCTGGGCAATGCGTGGTGGGGCTAGTCCTTGGTCGCGAGCAGGCCGCGGTTGGTCTCAATGAAGGCGCGGATCACAACTGCGTGATCGAGCAAGCGCTGCATCTGGCCTAGGTAGAGAGTGATAGGGAAGCGACCTAGGCCGTAGACAGAGATTGCGCCCTTCTCGGAGACCTTGAGGGTGAGGGCCTTAGGCTTATTCGCAAGAGCCAGCAACTCTTGCTGCTTGGCAACCATTGCCTTAAGGGTATCGATCTCTTGCTGAAGGTTCGGGAGGATGGTCATTGGCATGATCCTGATGTTGCATCGACGCCGTGTTGGCGACCCGGGCATCATGCGCCCCATTCGCAGCGGTTGCAAGTCACAAAATCGTGATCGCTCCCTTCCGTTAGGCTCTGGTTAGATCCTAGTTAGATCCTAGTTAGTCCCTGATAACCCCTATGACACATCTCCCTCACCGTCCCTCCGGGTAGGGGGTACTATCTACTCGCTCATCTCTCTCTCTACTCTTCGCCTATACCCTACCCCCACCTACGGCACCTACCATGTGCCAAGTCGGGTATCAGGGGGATACTAGGTGCTAATCAGGGAGTAATCAGGGAGCACGGCATGGTTGACAACCGACGGGAAGTGTGGTATACTGGTTAGTACAATCAAGGAGTCTGTCAGATGCAGGAAGAGTGTGAGGTGGGGTGTATGGCAAGGGCGCAGGTGAGGGGCAGAAGGGCTGTGATTGGGCCAATCATTGGCACGTCACACAATGGGACATGTTGGGTGCTACGCACAGGTAGGGGGGAGCAGGCCTATCACAAGAGTCATTGCCGAAGGATTGACCCAAGCGAAGCGGGGAGGAAGGCACGGGGGTATAGGCGGGCCCAAAAGCTAAAGCAGAGTGCCGAGGCTATGGCTATGCTACGCTCTGGGAAGGTGTATGGGGATGGGGAGTTGTCATGAGCCAAGGGCAATGGGCCTCACGAAAATGTGATCGCTTCGCCACAATCGCGCCACAATTGGGGTCCAGAATGGAAGGGCCAAGCATAGGGCTTGGATACGAAGGGAGCTATGCCATGAGACAACAGACAGCTATGGATAAGGCGTTGGTTGATGTGTGTAACGCCTACAACGAGGTGTGTCCTACGGAGTGTAAGGGTTCGATGAATGGAGTTATCATTGAGCTTCGCAGGGATAAGACCGATGACAAGGGCGTGTTACGCCATGTTGTCAGCCGGTTGTATGATGGCCTTGCGTTTGGCAATTGGTAAGGGAGGCTTGGTGATGGACGAATCGACAAGGTTAGAGGCAATGCGGATTGCCAAGGATATGGTGAAGGCTGAGCTTCGCCGAAATGGATTTAAGATCAGCTCCATTGCGGCCAAGCAGATCACGATATCAGCCAAAGCCATACTGAAGCATGACTCAGGAGATATCGAACGCAGGGCCAAGCGCATTGTGAAGATCAGGAGCCTGCCATGATTACCCTGAAGAGCCACTCAAGAGGGCGTAAGCCTGAGACTACGGTTGTGGGGGAGACTGAAGGGCTACGGGACAAAGAGCCTCATGAACACGTACATCTGCGCAAGAGCAATTGGATGGCATGGTGTTGCATGTGCCACACTCTTACGGGGCCTGATAGGCCTTGGATGGACAAGATCGACCGCTGGCAAGATCACCCTATGCGTTGTCGCTAACTGAGGGAGGAACCTATGAATGATAAAGCCAATGCTGCTACGCCTCATGCTGCAACGCCTAGTGAGCCTAGGACTGAGCTTCGCGATGGGGTGCCAAGCGTTGTAGCCGAGACCGTTCAGGATTACTTCAAACGGGTTTATCCCGAATACTACGTCCAGATCATTACCAATATGAACGCGGAGCATGGGCCTGCGATGACTGCAAATGTGCTCAGTGATAAGGCCAATGGCTTTGTACTGCATGGTGCATTCATTTGGGACCTCAGCCCAGAAGGGGATGCATTC